TTAGTTTCATATGCCGCGTTCAATGATCTAAGTTCAATCAATTCATTTTGTGTTGTGGTGTAGTAAAAGTATCCACCTATACCTAGTGATACGATTATACCAATAAATAATGAATTCATATTTCACCTCCTAACAATTTAGCAATTCGGTCTTGCTGTTCTTGAATTGCTTTCTCTTGGTCTTTTAAAGATTTCTCTTGAAACAAGTTCTGTTGTTTCTGGTGTTCAATCTCTTCTTTTTGCTCATCAATATCCATAATGCTATTTATACATTGTTAATTATGAGGAAACCATTTAATTAAAGTGTAGTATGCTATGTCAAATTTATTTGTATTTGCTTTCCAAGGTTTATCGTGGTGCATCTCATGATTTATATCAGCACCAAATACTACCATTTTGTCTATTAGCTTTGGCATATGTCCAATTATGTTCAATGATATTAGTTGTAAGTAAATCATAAACAACATGAAGAAGTACTCAGCTAATCCTATTGTCATAATTAATAATGATGCAACAACAAAAAATATTGACCAGTAAAACTGTCCTTGTATGCGGAGTCGAGGATTTCTCCACAATTGCTCCATATATTTCTGATCAGGCTTTCTCCTGAATACAGTTATATTTTCCCAGAGACTTCTTGTGGGTCCGTGCGGATCTACACCTACAACATCTGCTGTATCATGATGCTCTCTATGTACGGCTGCCCATCCAATCGTTGCACCCAAACCAAACCCTGCACCCAAAGTCAAGAATATAACTTCTAACCATTTAGGACATTCCCATGCATTGTGAGAGATACATCTGTGATAGTAACCTGATACTACAAATTCTTTAAACACAAAAGAAATGGGGACCAGATATAATAGTCCCCAATTGCCTAATAGAAATAGTTGATAAAGACTGAAGCCAGCAGAGAAAAATACTAACGATTGTAGTAAATTACTGGAGTCAGAAGATAATACTTCATTAATTTTTAGCCAGATATGTTTCATGACTTTATTTATAAAGTTAAAAATTAATCTTTTCTAGATTTACTCTTTGACCAGCACTACTATTATCAAAAACTGGACCATTATCTTGACCAGAATCAGTTATGTTTTGTTGTGCAGATTCTTCTAAGTCATACAATCTCATTTTGGAACGATCAACACCGATCATGAATCTTTTGTTTCTGGTAGGATCACTGTATCGATTCTTCAATTGCTTTACCATAATATGACCTTGTTGTTCTAACTCTTCAGTACTAATCAAAGCAAACATAAGGTCTGCTGTTGCTGGTAAGCCAAATGATTCTGAAGTATCAGTGAGTTCAACATCGCTATTATTGTAACCACCTCTAGTAGTTTGTGTTGCAGTTACAATTGGCAAGTCTTGCTCTACTGCCAGACCACGCAACTCTTCTGCAATACTTTTGATGATTGTATATGAGTTGGCATTGCCACCCCTTATTCTACTGGAAGTGCAGATATTAAGATAATCAATAAAAATAATGTCTGCACTAAAATTCTTTTTGAGTTTGAGTTCATCAATCAATGCCTTGAAGTGTCCTGAATGAGCAGAAGCAGTAGGATATTCTTTTATGATTAACTTACCATTAACTTTGCTTTTAATTTTTTCTACACGATCACTAAACATTTGCTTAGATAAATCTTTTAAATCTTGAATGGCAACATTCATCATATTAGAGTCAATTCGTTCTGCTATACGCTCTTCTGCCATCTCTAAGGTAATATACAAAACATTTTTGCCCTGTGTAATTGCAGAGGCAGCCATATGACACATGAACAAAGACTTACCAACACCAGTACCAGCAAGAGCAACATTCAATGTCTTATTCAAGAGACCACCTTCAGTGATCTTATTGAAATAATCTAGATCAAATGGAATCTTTTCTTCTTCTCTGTGATAAAAGTCATAACGCTCATCGGCATTCTCTACATAATCATGACCGATGTTAGTATCAAACCCTACACCCAATGCAGTAGATAAAATATCTGGCAAAGCATCTTTACTGTACATACTATCATTACCATCAATAATTTGTATTGACTGCATGATAGCATTGTACAATGCTTTTTGTTTACAGAAGTTTTCTGTTTCATCAATCAGCCACTGTGCAGGATTGTCTGTAATTTGAAGACCATTAATGATAGTTTCACATCTATGATACAAGTCTTCTGTGACTGCTCTATTTTCTTGTAGACTTAACAACAGCGCAGATTTAGAAGGCAAACTATTGTACTTTACAACAAAGTCACCAATAGCAATAAATACTTGTCGAGTATCTGGCTCTGTAAAATAATCTTCTTTGACAAACGGAATTACTTTTCTTAAATAATCTTCATCATGACATAAGTGTGCAATTATAATTTGCTCAATATTATCCATTCATTACTTCCTTCTCAATTTCACTTACACATGGTGAACACAGATACAACTTACCATTATCACCTTCAAAGCAGATTGCTTCATCTGTTTCTTCGTTTATAGAATTTCCACATCTATCACACACTGCCACTAGTTACGCCTCTTCTCCATATGCCTCTGCAATATCATTAGCATTTACTTCTTCATTCATAATTGATTCACTTGAAATTAGATATCTTTTTTCAATCCAAGAAATAAATGATTGGTCTGTCAAGATTGGTAACCAGAAATCTTTTGTGTAAGTTTCTTTTGCACGATAACTTTTTCCATCTTCGCCATCTGATGCTACTTTGTACCAACCAACTTTTGGTTTGATTACATGACCAGATTCCATTGCCATATCTAGAAGACCAGACCATTTACTGATGCCACCTTCAAAAGAAACTTCAAGAGGAATCTTAGATTTCTCTCTGACATATCTGGACTTTTCAACGTTGATAATAAAGTTGTAACCAGTTAGATCAGTACCTTGTTTTTCTTGTTGACGACCAATAATAAAAATGTTATCTGCTGAGTAATAAATTCCAGTACCACCAGATACAATATCTTTCGGGAACATACCAATCTCTTTGTACGTATGGTTTACCACGACTGCTGGAATATCTTTCATAGTCAGATGTGGTGTGATCATACGAAACAAAGACTTCATCTGTTTGGCTCTAGTCATATCAGCAACAGACTTACCATCAAGTGCATCATCAACTTCTTTCTTACTTGCTAAGTTACCAACAGAGTCAACGATAATTAAAACGTGATCATTTGGTGTGAAATCATTTAGTTGAGACATAACATCATGCTTTAATTGCTCAATATCTGTGATAGGAGTATGCATAACTCTATCAGTATCAATACCAAAAGACTTGAAATAACCTTGCGGTGATCCAAACTCTGAATCATAGAATAGTATCACAGAATCATCATACTTGTCAAGATATGATTTTGCCAATAGCAATGCGAATGCAGTTTTAAAGTGCTTACTTGGTCCAGCAAATACAGTAAGACCAGGCGATAAACCACCATCTAGTTTACCAGACAGTGCCACATTCAATGCGGGTACTGTTGTCTGTACTAAATCTTTTGTGTTAAAAAACTTAGAGTCTGTTAAGACACTAGTTTCTTTTATTGTAGAATTCTTTTTAATTTTTTCAAGTAGGCTCATTTATTTCTTCCTCTGTTATTTTCACACCATTCTGAATCCAGACTTCACAGTCTTCTGGTTGCCAACCTTGTTCTTCAACAAGATAGTCCCATCCGTTTTCATTATAGGCTTCTTCAAATGTTTCTTCATCAACTTCTGTTCCATGGAAATAAATGTCTTCCGAACATCCATCCCAAGTAGAATCTAGTTCCCAATTTTCAAACGATGATACTTCGAATGCTTCTTCTGGACTTTTCATTGCTAGATCAATCTCAGTAAGTTCATTAATATTATCATCTTCAATATCAATCCAGTATTCACCACCTCGCCATACTATAGTGACTTCAATAGAACCTTTCTCTTCTGCATGGGTATAAAACTCCGATTCAACCACAGACTTTTTATACATAGGTTCTACTCTGAATCTACGAATTTTCTTTTGCATTATATTCTCCTGTCGAACATTATATCTAATAACAAACCGTTTGTCAAGTTATTTTTATTGAAAAAGTAAATGTTGTAGTGAGGCAACTGGTCTAGTATTCCACTTCAAAGATTTAGTAATCGTATTAAGTGGTTCAACAAACGCTTTCTCAAACATCATTTCATAATCAACGTATTGATGTAGATCAAATTCGGGTGGCAACTTACCCATAAATGATATGACATTTTCTCTAATTAAGTTTGGTTCTTTGAGATACAAGAACTTTACCTTGTCACCTTCTTTAATCAATTCATACCGATTGGTCAATTTAGAACCCTTGAGTTGATGATTATACATCAACGCACCACGAACAGCAATAGGCGTACCTTTTGAATAGATACTACTAGAACTGGTATACTTGGCAAGATTGTTGCACCCACGTGGGAATGCAATCTTTTCGGGTTCCATATTTTTGAATTCTTGCCAATGATTCTCTACAAAATCTTGTAGTGCTTGTTCATCTGAACTAAGACACAGTGCTACAGCGTCACGTAAAGACTGCCTAACTGGTGCTGGTGTAGATGATCTTACAATCTCAAGACCCATAACTTTTAGTTTTGGTTCAGAGTATCGAACACCTTCGTTGTCATATACATTGAGTGCATATCTTTTCTTTGCAACAAAGATACCCGTATCAGCAATCGCTTCACGTTTGAAAAATATCTTGTCTTCAAAAGCATTTGTATATTTGGAAAGATTGGACATGGCTTTGTTGATGCATGGTTCAATCTTGTCTTCAGTGATCTTATCAAGTGCAGTAATAATCTGGTCGTGAGATTTGTCTTTCAAAAACTTCTCTACCAAAACATCAAGTGTAATATAACAAGAGTCTGTGTCAGTATAAAAACTATACTCAACATCTTCAGTACCACAAAACTTGTTTAGGTATTCATTTACTGCACGGGCAGTTTCACGAATGATGTACTGACCAGTAAGAGTAATACCCTCTGCAATACGCTCATCAAAGTATCTAAAATACTTATTGCCCATGGCACCAAACAGAGAGTTCAATTGGATCTTTCTAGCCATCTGAAAATTATTGTACTTAGATATATCAGCGAGAAGGTCTTTGTTCTTGGTCTTCTCGTATTCTTTCTCTGCTTCTTTCATCAACTTCTTATATCTTTGACGATCATCAAAAAACTTTTGAGTTATCTCTGGGAATAGACCTTGACTTTTTCTATCAAAACAAAAGCCATTGGCTGCCATAGAGGCATTTCTAGAAACAAGACCACTAGTATCATAACGTTT